CATCAGAGTGTAGTATCGGGAGTGCGTCCAACTACCAAACAGTCTTCTACGCTGAGCGTGGTCAGAACGTTCGGCATACCAGTAACAAACAAACTATCAAACAACAAAAAAAAACAAAATTTTCAAGTCGACAAGATGAGTTCAATGTCTGAATTCGGTTTGAATCTCACTTTCGAGGAGATGAGTGCCATTGCTGAAACGCAAGTCGCCGATCCAAACAGTCAGATTTCGATGAATCTGATGAATGCGGTTGCGAAAGCTTTCAACACGCAATTGCTTCTCAATGAGGAGAACGAAAGACGTAATGGAAAGAAGACGCGCATCTACATGCCGTTTCATCTTGAGGGCCAACAGAAGTTTGAGTTGGGCAGGATTTATGGTGATTTTGAAATTGTTCTTGCGTCGCCCGATCGCGTCGCTGCAGCGTTGGCTCGCGCCAGCGCAGTCTGCGTTGTTGAGTCCATGTTACACATGGCTCCTCATCGTGAGAGAGAAGTCGTGTTATACGGTGGCGCATTGCGAACTGTTGTCATGCGCAATCGTAAGTGGCTTCATTTGTGCCTCAGTGCATCTGATCCGGTGTTCTTCGCTGATTTTTACCGCGAAGATCAGGCCTTGTCCAACATATACATGGCCATGGATAAAGGTCCGAGGAAAATGCCTCCGTTGTTGGATGACTACATGAACGCGCGGTTCGTTCCTGCTTGTATGCATGCTGAAAGCTGTACACGTGAGGCGCGGGTTTCAATTGCATTGTTGGATCGTATTGATACCAACTTCAGGCAGTTGTGCATGTTCATGGATCAACATAATACGGAATTGCTTTTCTTTGCGATTCCAGGGCACAAGAACATGGAGGAACGGGTTGAAGGTGCGTTCGATGAGTTGGGCGGATACATAGCTCATAGAGGTGATACGATTCACGTGATTTTCCCAGGTGAAGTCACATATCAGTATGCATACAACCACTACAACTACATGGAGTTGGTGGCGCGTACTCGTGTCATTCATCAGGGGAACACGTACGTCAAGGAGTTTGTTGCTCGTCGTGGTGGGCACGTGATATATAAAATCACGAAGTCACCGGGTGTACATGACGATGCAGTTGAGACGTATAAGTCTTGGTTGGAACCAAAGTATCGTGATTACTACGTCATGACCGTACCTGTGTTGAAGCAGTACGGCAACTTGCATACCACCCGTGACTGGTCTGTTAAATCCGCGTGGATTCGGCGGTCGGTTATCGAGGGTGTACTTGAGGTTCTCATGTCAATCGACGGCAATGCCAAGCTTTCTGAGGTAGCGATCACAAGATTGTTTTCTCATGCTTATACTGTAATTGCACAGGGTCAAATGGTAAAGCAAAATACCCCGTTGACGGTTCAACAGTCTCAATTCGCCTTGATGGTTCTTTTCTGCAGGGCGTTCATGACCAAGTTCACGGTCGGCGCCGTCACTGCTGCAATTGCACCGGAAGCTCGCACTTCCGTTGCTATTTCAGAGATGGGCGTACTATCTTTGATACACGCGCGTGTACTTGCGGCTGGTAATGGTATTGTGCATAAGCTTCTTTCGGGTTTTTCTGGAGTTCTCAGGGAATACAATTACTCTATCGAGGGACGTTACGATGTGCAACTACCGGATTTTATGAAGGCAGTTGGTTATCATGAGTATCATCAGGTGGATTCGGCTGCTGGTATGCAGCATGATTGGTTTCCACCAGGTTATGGTCCTGGGTATGGGTTTTCAGATCATCTTATCTCCCATGCTTTCGGTGATGATGTTGTTGTTCGCGATTTGGCGTTCCAGAATATCGAAATTGACGACATACCACCACCAAAACATTCGTGGGTTGAGCGTATGGCAGCTGTCACCACATTCGTACGAAACCAGGCTGCCGCTGTAACGGCATATGATCCTGAGGAGTGCGATGGTATTCAGCTACCAGCGGTGTCAAGTGTGCCCGTCGGTGGCGAGCAGGAGCCCGAGGTCATCAAAGTGGCGAAACTCAATTTGGTCAAGGACGAGTTACGTCGAACGCCGTTGATGGAAATGCGGTGCAGGCATCTTGACGACGCTCAAGGTTTTACACCTGAAGCAGACGAGCTTGTTAGGCGTGTTTTGGACAGTGCTCCAACTGAGTCGACTAAGGTCGATGTCGTGTATAACAGTTATCTGGCACCACCGTTACAGCTCGAGACTTCAAGAGGTGCAGTGTCTGCGACACCTTTGGAAGACATCAGGTCTGCTTTGATGATGTTGTTTCCTCACAGTCTGGTCATGAACACTGAGTACGTTGAAGCGGACCGGGCCTATGGTGAGGTCAGTATTATCGCGCGCACATTGCGTATGAAGATTGACGTCAGCAAAATCGAGTTTCTGAAACCCGAGATTGCGTTCAAACCTGTGTTGCGTGGTCACGTGTTGCCGCATATCAAGAATAATACGGTCAATACGTTGGCAACACTTGCCAAGCGCAATGCCGATACGCCATATCAATTGACGGCCAGCGGTACGGATGAAAAATGGGCCATGGTGAGAAAAGCCATGTACGAAGTTTACTTCGTGAAGGATACTGAGAAGTTTCTTAGTGTTCAAGAACCAGTGGCAGCGAATGAGCGTAACATTCGCGAGTGGGCTGTCAAACAGTCAGCTGAGAAACTTCGGCGTCTGTTTGATGACAAAGATTTCAGCATTGCTGAAATAACACAGCGCACGAAGAAGTTGCATCTCATGCTTAAAGGAAAATTGAAGCCTGAGATGGATGAGACTTATGACTCAGCATTGAGACTCCCGCAGTCCGTTCAGTATGACCCGACTGGTAAGAGTGTTGCGCTGCTCTCTCCAGCGTTTCGGGACATAGTAAAACGCGAGTTTTACTGTTACAAACCCAACGTGCTTGTGATGCAGCGGAAGAGTCTTGACGATCTTGTCCGCTTTCTCAATCATTTCGATCACAGGACAGACGTGCGTGGTCTGCCTAGACAGTATATCGAAATTGACGAGACAATGTTCGATAAGTCGCAGGTACGTGAAGTTGCGCAGTTGTATCTCAACTATCTGAAGGATATGGGCCTGCTGCCTGAGTACATCGAGTTGGTTGCGCAAATGTTCAATAGGGAAGTTTCTAGTGTCAAGGCCGGTGTGCAGATTCTTCTGCATGATCAAAATGTCTCCGGTGCTGCCTTCACGTTACATCGTAACAATACGGTCAGCATGATCATCATGGCGTTGTTTTTGCAACGCGTACTGGACAAGATTGAGTTCATAATGATGATGGGAGATGATGTCACCATCGCCATTCGTGGTGATGTTGACACCGCGACGTGGGAAGCGGAGTTGAACAGGATGTTCAATATGTCAGCAAAGATTACCACGCAGACGCATGGTTATTTCTGCTCAACTGACATTGTGCATCGATATGACGGTACTACTACAGTGACCAGAGACGTTGTCAAGGCCATGTGTTCACTCATGGTTCAAGACCACAAGGATGAGGACAAGTTTGATGAGATGTTTATATCATTCTCTGATAGCTTTAAATACATCCAAGATCTTGGCACTCAACAGTACCTGATCAATGCTTTACCCAAGAGATGGTGTAAAGTATTGCCGACGGCTACGCCGGAGGCATTTCGCCTGTTGATAACAGGTTTTGCTGGTATACTACGTGGTGGTAAACCGGCATTCAGGTCGTTTTTTAGCGACGAGAAGTTTACTAAGCACTATTGAGTGCTTATGGGTTTTCCTTTTGGTTTTTCCTTT